GTTTGAACCATTTGTCTAAACCGTTCTTTGCCATTTTATTTATTTGGTCTTCGTGCCTTGCCAAATCCTTTTACTTGTATACAGCCACCATCTTTAAGACCTTGTCTTTTTAATCTTGCAGTAGCTTCCATAAGACCACCCTCTGCTTTTTTACCTCTGAAGTCTTTTCTTTTCACACCAGAAGGATCTTTAATTTTTCCTGCACATATTTTAGATGCGTAGGCATTTGCATATGCGCTTGGGTACACGGCGAATTTTCTTTTCGCTGCTGCTTTTCCTCTAGGACAAAGTTTAGTCATAATTAAGCCTTTGCTGTTTGTTTCGCTCGTCTAAAATTAGCTGCTGTAGGTGCACCCTTTGCACCTTTCTTTCGCATCTTACCACCACGTTTTCTTTTAGCGTGAATGTTTGCGTACAGACCTTTCCCAGCCATTATTTTTTCTTTTTCATTTTGGCTTTTTTCTTTTTAGCCATTACGAATTTTTTAAGTTGTGGTGGTATAGAACCTTTTTTCATAGCTTCTCTTTTTTTCATCATCATCATAGAGCCGCCACCCATTTTTTTAACTCTGCCACCCATCTTCATTTTACCAACACCGTCAGCAGCATAAAAAGGAACTTTCTCACCTTTTTTATTAGTCACCATTTTTAATTTAGTGCCTTTTTTGAGCATAGTTCTTTTTTTCATCATACCGCCGCCCATTTTCATATTTCTTTTACCGTAATCGTTTCTCATTATTTTTTTCCTCCGTTTCTAAATATTTGTGTACCCTTAATACCAAAAATACTAGCTACGACAAGGATCCATAAATTCGTAAACCAGCTCGGAAGAGTAGAAAAATATTCAAAGAATAATTTTACCTTCTCCATCGCTTGGGGGTCGTCCGATAGAACTGCCCACGCAAGCACTATAATCGGGATCGATAACAATATCAATACGAATTCGTCTTTCCAGTCCGATTGTCTCGCCTCTAATAGCTTACCTTGGTAAGCTTCCTCTCCTCGGGCCATCTTTTCTGCGTGCATCAACTGTGCATCAGACATAGCCATCTTAGTTTTCTGTCTATTGCTGTAAATTTTGCTTCCAGCTTGTAACGCTATCTTTGCTAAACTAAACCACGCCATAAATTACTCCTTTTTTAACTCGTTTTGTAAGATTGTTTTCTCAATAGACGTATCAGCACGTAAATTTGCTAGTTTTTCGTTTTGTTCGAGCTTTTCTTCTTGTGTATCTTTGTTTAACATAGCTCTCATACGGTCAAGATTGATTCTTTCTTCACCTTCTTGTCGTTTTCTAGCATTTTCTTGTGCTTGTAGGTCTAATTCTCTTGCTCTAAGCATTGCAATTGGGTCATTTCCAAATTTAGAAGTAATTCTTGTCTCCTCTTTCATATATTCTTCGGTCATTTCAGATATTAACACTGCTTTTCTACTTTCAATTCGTTGTTGAAGTGCCATTGCTTCTGCTTGCATCTGCGGATTTGTCATAGATTGTTGCATCATCATTGCTAATCTAGGTAATTCTTCTCTAAATTCTAATTCTATCTGTTCTTGTGCCATCAAACTTATGTGTTCAAGTATATTTTTTTGTATTGCAGCACCAACCATAGGTGCATTTCTTACCATATTGGTTTGTAAAAAATTTAAATGCGCTGTGATGTGTGCTTGATGGTCTTGGCCAGGAAAAGCTTGAAACGGTTTACCACCTAGCGCATCAATATGTTCTAATGCTGGATCTTTTGGTGTTGGTGGTAATGGTTTTTTTAAAATTAAATCAATATCTTTAACACCTAACGCTTCATACATATTTCTGTAAACTTCGTATTGATTATGAATGGCTGGATTAGAGGCAGCCAGTTGCATTTCTGTCTGTGCGAGGGAGATCCTTTGTGTCTGAGAAAAGATATTAGGATCTGCAACTGGCAATATATCTACTCTGTCATCGAAGTCTAATTGTTTTACCTGCCTCTGGCCTCCGACAACATCATAGGGGTAGATTGGAGGTAGATATAATTTGAAAACTCTTGATAATAAACTAAATTCTTTTTTCATTGAAGCATACAATCTTTTATGTATGGCAGACATTGTTCTGCTTCCTCTTTCCAGCATAGCTACTGTCGTACCCACAGCTGCTGATTGATTACCCTCACCTACCTGCAAGTCTGCTATTGAAGCGAATCTTTGACCTGCTTGTACTACGACGCCCATAAGTGCTAATAAAGTTTGCGATGGTTCTTTAAAAGGTAAAGTCATAAATGCATCTCTTAAATTTCCACCAGGAGCATCTACATCTCTAAATTCTCCAGGTTGAATTGACTGTGACTCATCTCTCATTTTGATACCACGCATTTTAAATCCTGCAGGTAAATTAGATAATGTCCCTGCGTCTAGTAGTGATCTTAGTGCTGATGTTGCAGTTCTAGATAATCCACCTATCATATGGATTAAACCAAAACCATAAAAACCAAGACCGGGTAAAAATTTAAAGTGAACAAAGTAACTAATTTTACTTTTAGTTATGTCACCGATTTCGTAGTTTCTTCTTATGGATAATACTTCTTTTGATGATTCTTCTATGGTTACAATGTATGGAAGTTTAATTCCTGTCGGTGTCCCATCAGCATTGGCATCGTTAAAACCATCAATGTCTAAATTAACGTGACACTCTAATAAAGTATACATCTTTTGATCTTTACCTTTTCTTGTGCCGTCAAGTTCTCTTTCTTTTTTATCTGTTTCAGACTCATTCATATAAGCAGGATTTAATTCTATATCTCGATAAAAACCACCTACTTGTTGTTTTCTTAATTCGTTTTCAGAAATTTTTATTGTGTGTATGATTGCATCTGCATCTTCTAATGATGTTGCTGTATAAGGCACTACTAAATCATCTGCCGGTACAAATTTAGAAACAGCTCTACCCATAACAGAATCATAATAGACTTTTTTAAATGCAGATCCTGATAATGGTAAGTAAAATAACATTTGATCAAACTCGGCTTCGTATTCTTTCATCTCTGACATAATCGTGTAATTCATAAAATCTTTTACACGTAATGCTTGTTGTTCTTTATCTGGTGTTGGCATTCCAATAATCTGTGTTCTAACTGGACCACCTGATGGTAATAATTCTTTGTAAGCTAAAGATTGAAATTGTGTAACGGCTTCTGCTAATACGGGGTGTGTTGCACCTGATGCACCTTTAAAGGGTTCTGTTTTACTTTCGTATTTAAATCCTAATAAATCTAAACCTTGTGTATAAGATCTCTCCCAATCTTTTCTAGAAGATTTATAATCTTCATAGTTTGCAGCTAACTCTTGACCAATAGGTTCAAGAACATCATCGGGTAATAGTTCTGCTAAATTTGCAAAATGGTCTTTACCTTGTTCTAAATTAACTTTTGATGGATCAAAATTTATATCAACACTACCGTCTTGATTCTCTTGTACTTCAACGGGTGCTTGTGGTTTTTTTTCTGTTTCTTCTAATTCTACTTTTAGACCCTCTTCATTGGGTATCGTAATAGTTTGCTCAACGTTTGGAAGAGCTTTGTCTACGTCTGCCATTTGTTTTCTCCAATCGAACCACTGTAGCCTTTTTAGGTGGAAGATTCAACCCTTGCGGATTAGGTCCCCTTCTAGGTGGTGCGCCTGTTGTTAGTTTAGTTTGTTTTATCATATAATTTCATCTTCGTCATCAAAAGGTAATAGTCTGTCTAGACCAAAAGGTAAAGATCTAGTTTCCGTTGTTTCCTCTTGAAACTCAGGTTTAATACTTGGAATCTCCTCTGGAACATCAGCAGTATCAGGCACCTCTAATTCACCTCTTTTTAACTGGCTTTGTTGTCTTTGTTCATAAGCCTCTGCTTGTTCTTCTCTTTTTAATCTTAAACCCTCCTCAAACGCATTAGATAAAAACATAGCTTGTTTTTCTCTTTCAGTTAGTTCACCTACTAATCTTTTAGGTGCTGTTTTTGCAATTCTTCTTTTTTGTAGAGCAGACGAATAATCAGAGCCGAAACCTGCATCAGCTATGTATTTTCTTTTTTGCACTGAATCTTTTAGTGGCACTCCTGCACCAAAGGTTGCAACGTTTAGTGCCATTTCAGCAGGCGTTAATCCTGCATAGGTATCAAGAACAACAGATGCTGGTAGAAAAAAAGTTTCACCAAGAGCCACTCTACTTGCACCACGTAACAAGTTTCTGGCGGCAGGAGATCTTGTAATTTCATCTAGACCTTGTTTTACTAAAGTAGGATCTGTCATTGGATTAGCAAATAATTGACCTGCTCTTACGTCCGGTAATCTTGATTTAACTAATTCTTTAACAGCTTTATCTTCTCCTTTTTGAATCATTTCAACTGCTTTAGCTAAATTAGGTTGTTTAATTTTAGCCACATCCTTTTTAGGGCCAGCTGCAACAAATCTTATGTAGTCTTCAATTGTGTTTCCTAATCTTTTTTCTGTTCCTATATCAACAGTTTTTAAATTAGTTTCTCTAATACCGTCTTTACTTAAACTATATTTAGGTAATTTTTTTCTATCTACATATTTTAATTTTTTAGCAATATCATCATATATCTCATTTACAGTGCCTAATGATTTTTTTGCCTCAACAACGTTATCTTGATTTAAAAATTCTTTAGCTGTTCTAAGATTCTTTTTTACAGCGTCATACATTCCTCGTTTGGCTTTAGCCCCCATAACATTAAAATTATAGTCTCTAGTTGTAACACCTGTTTTTCTTAACCCCTCTGGATCTTTAATAATAGTTGATGGCACTAAACCTTGAAAATGTTCAAAGCTAGGTGCCAAAGATTGTGGAACATCAAACGCTCCTCTTACTGTAGAAAATTGCAATGCTTTTCTTATTCTGTTATCTAACATTGAAGGGGTTAAATCTTTATAAGTTTTAGGATCTAAATTCATTAAATTTTTTTGTGCTTTTCTATAATTCTCAAAGGTTTTTAATTCTTCTTTAGGCACAGTTCCTTTAGGTCTAGTGCCTTTTGGCACATCTTCCGCAGCGATGTTTCCTAATTTAATTTGAGATAAATAATGTCTGTAAAGTTGAGCTGTCTTTGCTTTTGTAGTTTTATTATCATAAGGTTTTCCAGTTATCTCTGTTGCCATTTGAGAAATAGTTTTTGCTCTATAATTTTTAGCAAATAAATCTTGTTCAACGTCAGGTAAGCTTGATAAACTTGATTGACCTGTTTCAATAACAGAAAATCTTTTTTTGTCTTTAGGACTAATGCTTTTTATTACATCATCAACAGTTTCTCTAGACGTATTAATATTATTGTCTCTTAATTTTTCTACAATTTTTGTTTTATTTAATTGATATTTTTCATTAGGAAATTTTCTAAGGTTTTTTTCAAAATTTTCTATATCATCTAAAATAAACTGTTTTATTATATTTCTTCTTTTAGTATCTATTTGTCCTAATTTTGATTTTCTTTGATAAGTTACAGGTTTACCTCTAATGTTCGCAGTTACAGTTGAAAGACCACCGTTAGACATTGAACGACGTCTAGTTAAGTGAGCCATCATCTCATTGTATTCGTGGATTTTCATTAGACTCCTAATATATCTGCTAGGCCACCTTTAGCTTTGTCATCTCTTGGAGTGTCATCTAAAAACTCGTCAAGTTCATCAACCTCATTGTCTAAAGATGCAGGTTTAGGTTTAGCTGGAGCTACAATATCAAAACCATCAAACTCTTTCATAAATTCTTCTGCAGCTTCGTCAGGAGATCTTGATCCATCTATAATATTATCAAGCGCATCAAATTTATTATTGTTTCTTGTGTAGTATTTATCAAAAAGCTCTAGTGGGTCTTTAGCATCTGTGCCTGATTTTAAATCATTGGAGAACTGTAGATCTTCTAATTCTTTATCAGTTAGACCTATTCTTTTATCTTTAATCATAATCTGTCTAACAACAGCTCTTCTTCTACCTTCCTGCATTACATCTTTCTGTGCGCCTCTTCCTAAAGGACCAAACATATTTTCAACAATATTTTTTGCTAACGACTCGGCTTTTTTAGAACCTCCTGTTGTACGTTGTAATTCTTGTATAAGTTTTCCTCTTTCACTTTTTGGATCAACACCTTCAGGTAAACCAAAATCATCTCTCAAAGATCCAAGTCCTTGTTCATCAACTTTTTTCTTTGTTTCAATATCAATAACATCAGCCTCTGGTTTTGGTTTTGTTGTTTTAACTTCTTTTAATCTATCTGTAACACCAAACTCTTTATTTTTAGCTTCTACTAGTCTTCTAGCGTTCATCTCAAAGTTAGCAACTTCAGATGCATTTTTATTTGATAATGCAAAGGGACCGTACTCTGCAATCTTATCTTCAATCAGTTGTCTTGCTTTTGGATTATCATAAGCGTCATCTGAATAAAGTTTGAAAGGACTGTTTTGATCTAACTTAATAGGTTTACTTACGTTCGTTCTTGTGCCAATGGCTCTGTTAACGTAATCTTTTCCAAATAATCTAATTAATAATTGTAACATAATTTACCAATAGTAACTGTATTTTTTAGGAGGTAGCTTTTCATCCTCGTAATCTTCAGGGTGAGCTATAAAACCTCCCTGTCTAAAGCGCATAACGGCTTGAGTCATTGAGTCGACCAAGTCGTCGTGATCTCCATACGGAAATGCTGCACACTCCTCAATCACCTCTTGTGCAAACTTTTCGTGTGTAGGAGCCCATATCATACCAGATTCAAACAAAGGTGCAATAGAATTTACTCTTGTATGCTTATCATTACCTTTAGACGGCGTGTAATTGACAACGGGTATACCCATTGATCTTAACTCGTGAGTCAAAGGTAAACCAGATGCTTTAGCTTCAACCAACACAGTTTCTGGTTGCCAGTAATCATATTGCTCTTTTGCAAGTCTTCTAAGTTCTGGAAACTCTAATCTATCTTTATAGGCATCTAATAATATTAATTGATGTGGTGTGTCTTCGTTATCCTGAAACACACCCCAGGTCGTAATAGCAGAATAGTCTGCCGTTTGTTTTTTCATAAACGCGGTATCATAAGATTGTATGACGTGCTTTAGTGGTGGTAGATAATCTTTCTCCCAAGGCTTCCACCATTCTCTTTTGATAATCGCACCTTCTTCTGATGTTGGGTTTTGCATCCACTGTGCATTCCATTTAGCAACAGACAGTGATGCCTTAACACCTTCTAACTCTGGTAACTGCCAATACTCTGGCCAGACAGGTTTACCTGATGGCATAATGGCAGGAAACTCAACTACGTGCCATTGATCTGCTTTAGATGTTTTTTGTGATTGCATTAACATACCGGTTAGATCTTTTGTATTCCATCTTGTCATTACACAAACGATTCGTCCACCTGGTTGCAAACGTTGACGTGGTCCTGATGTATACCATTCGTAGGCTCGCTCTAATGCTTGCCTGTTCATTGCGTCTTGCTCTGAGTGTGGATCGTCGATGATTAATAAATCTGCGCCTCGTCCTGTTATAGCACCCCCGACCCCTGATGCGAAATACTCGCCGCCTTGTGCTGTCTCCCATTTACCTGCAGCTTGCGAATCTTCCCTGAGCCTTGTTTGAAATACCTCTTGATACTCTTGTGAGTCGATTAAAGTTTTAGCTTTACGCCCGAACCGAATAGCTAGTTCTCCGGTGTGGGTCGTTTGTATAATTTTTAGTTTTGGATTATTCCCGATCATCCAAGCTGGCAGCAAGGAACTGGCGAACTCGGACTTGGTGTGCCTTGGCGGCATATTCACAATTAATCTTTTAATCTCACCGTTTGCCATTTGGTTAAATTTTTCTGCAATAATTTTATGGTGGTAGCCTTCAATAAAATCTGGCCACATATGTTTCACAAACGATAGAAAGTCTAATTTGATTTTGTCTATCTTTTTCTTCTCTTGTAGCTGTAAGAAAGTTTTCATAAACTCCTTACGAACGTCTGGTGGTAATTTCTTTATCTTTTCTAGATCTATTTTCATTTCAAAAAAATTTTCTGCAAAATTTTTACAGGTTAATTTTGGAACCCATAATGAATTTACAGGCTATGTATCTCTAAATCAAGCAATATAGTGTGTGTTTTGGGACCCCTTCTGTCTATATACGAATTAATATTGTAAATAAAAAACTATTTTAGAAATGTTTTGGGACCCCTAGGCCCCCGCAGGGGGCCTAGGGTTTAGCGTTAGTCTAATAAAGTCATATATGCTTTAGGATTTAACCTACTAAATTTATCTAAATCTTTTTGCATTTTATCCCAGTCGCCTGTTTGCTCTGCCTGTTTTACACTGTCGTGTAATACTGCTTCTTCTTCTGTTAACATTTCTGATTGTCCAGAAAATGGGTTAACTCTTTTTATTCTTGCTTCCGCCATTTGTCGTCCTTTCTTATTTTCCTGTTTAACGCTTCTAACTTCTGGTCATAGTGTGCTATCATTGCTGTACTTACTATCCATAGTAGTGCACCTGCTCCACATATCACCAGTCCTATTATCATTAATGTATTCATAGTCCTATATTATCCCATTATAGATTGTCTGTCAATACCATATATAAGATTATCCCCAGCCCTGATGCCAGTATCATAGACAGCCCGATAGGGCTCTCTACAAATATGATGTTAAATAATTCTATCATAATGTCCTCCAACTTATTAAAACAAGTGCAATTATTGTTATCATAAAAGTAATTTCAATCATTGTACTGTGTACTCCGACATTTTAATTGGTCTGTTTGCTCGTCTGTATCCTTGCTGTGATACATCATAGTAAATTATATAACTATCTTCAAACTTACACTTGTTATCCCATTTAAAGTCTCGCGTTATAAACTTCGCATACTTTTTTGCATAATAACTAATTATACCTCTTGTCCCTAGTTTAATCATTTCTGCCTTTCTGTTACTTGGTATCCTACTATAAATAGGATACCAAGTCAAGTCTTATTATGCCTCTATTTGTTTTATTTTAGAAGTATCAATAACCCAAGCTATTCCAATTTTTTTAGTTGTATTGTCTAGTTGTTTTATTAACTCTTCAGGCGTTCCGCTTTCCATAACTTGATCGATAGCTTTTGTCTTCAGGTCTTCAAGTTGTTTGAGCTTCAAGCCTTCAGGTCTTCTTCTTATTTCACGATCAACAAGATCACGCGCCCAGTCCTTCAGTTGGTCTTCGCAATCTGAAAGTGATAGTCTTTCCGCGTGTGTATCAAAACGATAAGAATTAAATTCTTTTTTCGTATTCTCGTCTTGTTGCGACTTTTTCTTGAAGAAGGTTCGGGCTTTGTCCCTTACTTTTTCTAAATGAGCTTCCGCCTTCCTGAACTCGTTGAGTATTTTGTCAGCACCCATTTTCTTGGCTAACTTACCGACTATCTTCTCGGTTGCTTCAGCTCTATATTGTTTAACTAACAACTCTTGCTCTTCAATTAAAGGGTTGAAATTTCTTCGCACCTTCGACTTGAAATGATCGAGTTGATACTTTGTCATTGTTTTT